TGGAATTCGTCCTGTCCGACGAAACACCGGACCGGATGGGCGACATCATCGCGGCGGACGGATGGGATTTGGCGAACTTCAAGAAAAATCCCATCGCGCTGTTCTCGCATCGCGTCGATTTCCCGATCGGCAAGTGGGCCGACATCCGCGTCGACAAGGGCAAGCTGCGCGGTCAACTGGTGCTGGCACCGCCCGGCACGTCGGATCGCATCGACGAAATCCGCCGCCTGATTGAAGCCGACATTCTGCGCGCGGTGTCGGTCGGCTTCCGGCCCATCGAATCGACCGCGCGCAAAGGCAAGGAAGGCGGCTATCTCGGCGAGCACTTCACCAAAAGTGAATTGGTCGAAACCTCGCTGGTAGCGGTGCCGGCCAATCCGAACGCGCTCGCAATCGCCAAGCAGCTCAAGATTTCCCCTGCAACGCTCGACCTGGTTTTCGCCAAGCAAGGCAACAGAGGCTCGGTCAGGCGACGCGGGTTCACTGGCAAGCACGCCGAAAATACTCGTGTAGGAAAGGGCAGCGCTATGTCGCTCGCTCAACGTATTACGGACATTGAGGCGGCGCTCGTCGAACGGCGGGACGCCTTGAAGAATCATCTCGACCACATCGACGACTCCAATGTGAGTGACGCCGATGTCACCAAGAGCAGCGATCTCAACGCTGCAATCATGCAGCTCGAAAAGCAGCGCACCGTTCTGATCGATTCCGAAAAGGCGCTCGGACGCACCGCCGACAACGGCAGCGGCAATGGCAACGGCAGCGGCAGCGGCCGCGCGCTGGTGCTGGCCGAGCATCGGCACGAGAACAACGGCAGCACTGCTCTGTCGCAGCGTAAGAAAGACAACAAAGAGATTGACGCGCTCGGCTATCTCGTGCGCGCCGCGACGGTCGCCTATTTCGCCAAGACGACCGGGAAGCTGGCGGATGAGATTCGCCAGAAAATCTATGGCGACGATGAGCCGACGCGCGGCGTGTGCGAACTGGTTCTTCGTGCCGCGTCCGCACCGGCGATGACGACCGTCACCGGATGGGCTGCCGAGCTGGTCCAGCAAATTTACACGGACTACATGGACTTGCTATACGCGAAGGCGATCCTGAAACGGCTGGCCGTCCTGGGTCTGGCGCTCAACTTCGGGGCGGCCGGGCGCATCATCATCCCGACCCGCTCGCGCACGCCGACGCTCGCCGGCTCGTTTGTTGGTGAGGGCATGGCGATCCCGGTGCGGCAGGGTGCGTTCACGTCGCAGACTTTGACGCCTAAGAAAGTTGCCGTGATCAGCGTCTGGTCCCGTGAGATGAATGACCACTCGATTCCTGCGATCGAGGGCTTGATCCGCGAAGCCGTGCAGATTGATACATCGTTCGCGATCGACACCGTGCTGATCGACGCCAACGCGGCGACCGTCATCCGGCCGGCCGGCTTGCTCAGTGGCGTGGCGCCGCTGACCCCGACCGCTGGCGGCGGCCTCGCGGCCCTGATCGGTGATATCAAGCTCGTCATCGAGGCACTGGTGGCGGGCACACTCGGCAATCTGCGCGCGCCGGTATGGCTGATGAACCCGGGCGATGTCCTCGCCGCGTCGCTGGCGAGCGCCGCCAACACCGGCATCTTCCCGTTCCGCGACGAAATCAAAGGCGGGACGCTCAACAACATTCCCATCATCGACTCGGTGACGGTCGCACCAAAGACCATGATCCTGGTCGATGCCGCGGATTTTGTTGTTGTTGGTGGCGAAGCTCCGCGGCTTGAGCTGAGCGATCAGGCGACTCTTCACATGGAAGATACGAATCCGCTTGACCTTGTCGGCCCGGGATCGCCCGGCGTCGTCGCCGCTCCGCAGCGTTCGCTGTTCCAAACCGACAGCATCGCCCTTCGGATGGTGATGCCGTTGAACTGGGTACAGCGTCGCGCCGGCACCGTCGCTTGGGTGCAGAACACCACCTGGTCGTAAAGGCCCGATGGCGGTGGGGCGAGCCGCACCGCGCTCGCCCAATCTCTCACAAAAGAAGGAGCAACGATCATGTCAGTAACCGAACGCGTCGAGCGTCCAGAGAACGAAGCGGCGGCCAAGCAGCTCGCCGAAGACAGGAAGGCGACCGAGAAATCGCGGCAGGATTTCGTCGAGCGCACCAAGGGCAGGCCGACGCCAACGCAGGAAGAGAACGACCTTGCGAGGCTCGGCGCCCACTTCCATGAGCATGAGCCCGACGGCTCGGACCCCGATCCGAACGTCACGGCGAACAAGCAAATGGAGCCGAAGAAGCAAAACGAGGGCGCCGGCTATCGGACCCGCGAGGCGACCCGCGAGCCGGCTCGCGAGGCAACGCCGCGCCACCCTCCGACTCATTCTTCGAGCTAAACGTGAATGGGCGCCCGCGATCTCGTCGCTCGCTCGATTCGAACCGTGCTGCGCGCGGTCGAGGGCGCATCCCGTCCAGGCCCCTACAATCTGCCCTACAGCGGCGGCTGGCTGCCGGCCGGAACCTCTAGCAACTTCTGGCAGCTCGGCCAGAACGTACAGCCATGGTCGACACGCTCTGCCGTCGTCGAAGCTTGCGTGTCGGCGTACAGCCAAACCGTGGCCATGTGCCCGGGCGACCATTGGCGGCTCGACGAAAAGGGCGGCCGGGTTCGCGTCAAGAACTCGGCGCTCTCGCGCGTGCTGCGCAGTCCGAACGACTATCAATCAACCTCGGACTTCCTGCTCAATGCGACGCGCCAACTCTACACGGATGGCAATACCTACGCGCTGGCATTGCGGAACGATCGGTACGAAATCGACAGCCTGCATTTGATGGATTCGTGGCTCTCGCGGCCGCAGCTCGCGGTCGATGGCGAAATCTTCTACCGGCTCGCTGGCAATCAGATCATTGAGCGCCGGCTCAACGATGAGCCGCTGGTCGTCCCGGCGCGCGACGTATTGCACATTCGGCTGCATGCCGACCGAACGCGGCGTTATCCGTTCCCGATATGGGGCCAGTCGCCATTGCTGGCGGCGCTCGACGATGTCGCCGTGAGCGCGGCGATCACCCAACAGCAACAAAATCTCTATCTCAATCAGGCGCGGCCGAGCGCGGTCCTGCAAACCGATCTCGTGCTCGACAAAGATCAAGTGCAGGCGTTGCGCGATCGGTGGAACGAGCAATCACGGGCGTTGAATGCCGGCGGGACGCCGATCCTCACCGCCGGCCTCAAGGTGCAGCCGTGGTCGGTCGGCGGCAAGGACTCGCAGCTCGCGGAAGTCCTGAAAATTTCCGAAGAGCATATCGCGCTCGCGTTCCGCGTCCCTATGCAAATTCTCGGCCTTGGCGGCACGACGTTCGGCTCGACCGAAGCGCTCATGCAGTTCTGGATCGCGACCGGGCTCGGCTTCGCGCTCAATCATATCGAGGAAGCATACGGCTTGCTGTTCGGCCTCAAGGGTCAACCAGAGGAATATTGCGAATTCGATACCGGTGCGTTGCTGCGCTCGGCGCAGAAGGAACGCATCGAAGCGCTCGCACGCGGCGTCCAGGGCGGCATCTATGCGCCGAACGAAGCGCGGGCGCAGGAAGGGCTTCCGAAAGTCAAATTCGGCGATGAGCCGCGCGTGCAGGCGCAAGTCGTGCCGCTTTCGGCCGCCGGTGCCATTCCCACGTCTCCTACTGCAACCGTGCCGCCCACCGCGACGCCGCCGGCTGACGCGGTGCCGAAAGAGCCAGCTCCGAAAGAGCCAGAGCCCCCAAAGGATTATTCCGATGACGTTAAACGGGAAGTCCGAAGACTCTTCGCTTCCGCCTCCCGAGTCCGGCGGCGTTTTAATTGACGCGTGGCGCGAAGCGCTCGCCGAAGTCCTCGACGAGCAGCGCCGCCATTGGGAACGCGAGCGCGCGCTGATCGAAGCGGAGACGCGCGCAACGATCGCGGAACTGCGCGCCGAAACCCTGATCTTGCAGGCGACATTGCGAACCGCGCACGAAGAACGACTCGCGCTCTTGCGCGATGGCGCCAAGGGCGATGCGGGAGCGGCCGGCGAGCGCGGGCTTCAAGGCGAGCGCGGCGCGCGGGGCGAAGCCGGCGCCATCGGACTGCGGGGCGAGCCCGGGCTTCAAGGCGAGCCCGGCGCCGCTGGCGCAACCGGCGCGAAGGGCGACCAGGGAGCGGCCGGCGTCCGCGGCCCGATCGGCGTCCGCGGCCTGCCCGGTGCGCCCGGTGAGCGTGGCGCCCAAGGCGAGCCCGGTCCTGCGGGCGAGCGCGGCCTGCCGGGTGAGCCCGGGGCGATCGGCGCCGTCGGGGAGCGCGGCCCGCAAGGCGAGCGCGGCGAAGCCGGCGCGATCGGGGAGCGCGGCCTGCAAGGCGAAGCCGGTGTCGCTGGCGCGGCCGGTGCGCCCGGGCCTGCGGGCGAGCCCGGTGCTGCGGGCGAGCGCGGCGAAGCCGGCGCGATCGGGGAGCGCGGCCTGCAAGGCGAGCGCGGGGAGATCGGCGCGGCCGGCGAGCGCGGCCTGCCGGGCGGTCGTGGTGAGCGCGGCGCGGTCGGTGCGCCCGGCGAAAAGGGCGAAGCCGGCGCCGTCGGTGAGCCCGGGGCGCCCGGTCCTGCGGGCGAGCACGGCCTGCCGGGTGAGCCCGGGGCGATCGGCGCACGCGGCGAAAAGGGCGAGGCCGGCCCGGCCGGCGAGATCGGGCCGGTAGGCCCCATGGGTGTCATCGGCGAGCGCGGCCCGATTGGTGCGCGCGGCCTGCCCGGCGAGCGCGGCGAGCGCGGCCCGATTGGCGCACGTGGCGAAAAGGGCGAGGCCGGCGGCCGCGGCCAACCCGGCGAACGCGGCGCACAAGGCGAGCGCGGTGCCGAAGGGGCGCCCGGCAAGCTGAAGATCGCGAAGGCTTGGTCGGATGGCGTGCACTACGAAGGCGCGGTCGTCACGCATCAAGGCGGAACGTTCCAGGCGCTTTGCGATACCGGACGCGCCCCCGGCACCGATGATTGGATTTGCCTCGCGGCCGCGGGGCGCGATGCGCGCACGCCGACGCCGCGCAGCACCTTCGAAGCGGACGCGGCCTATCGGTGGCTCGACATCGTCGCGCTTAACGGCGGCAGCTTCATCGCGCTTCGGGACGATCCCGGCCCGTGCCCCGGCGAGGGCTGGCAGTTGATGACGCGGCAAGGCCAGCGCGGCATCGCGGGACAGAAAGGCGAGCGCGGTCCGGCCGGCGAGCGCGGCGCGGCAGCGCCGAAGTTGGTGAGCTGGAAGCTTGATCGCGAAAAATATCTGGCGACGCCGGTGCTGTCCGATGGGAGCCAAGGCCCGGCGCTCGAACTGCGCGCGTTGTTTGAACAGTTCCAGGACGAAACCACGCAATAGGCGAGTCTATGGCTGACATCATCATAAAAATCCTCCAACCGGCCGACACATTCGACCTCATGTCGCTGGACGAGCTGAAGCTCGCCTTCAGCATCGCTTCGACCGACACGACGCAGGATGCCGAGCTGGCGCAGCTCATTACCCGGTTTTCCGACGTGGTGTCGGTGACGTGCAATCGCGTATTCGCCAAGGAAACGGTGAGCGAGACATGGCGATGCCTCGGCAGCAACCGCATTTTTCTCAGCCACTTCCCGGCGCTGGAGTCCGACATCCAATCGGTCGAATGCCCGCGCGGCACCATCATCGATCCGAGCCTGTACGAATTCGAAGAGAAGTCCGGCAAGGTCGAACTGTTCACGACGCAAAGCGAGCCGATCGTCGTCACCTATACGGGCGGCTACGATCTGCCCGACGCCGCGCCGCAAGCGCTCAAGCAGGCGACCGAGCTGATGATCCGCGAGAATCGCGCGCTCGCCGCACGGCTCGAAACCAGCGGCATCCGGTCTATCAGCCACAAGGATTCGCGCGTGATGTTCTTCGATCCTCTCGCGCTGCTCACCAAGAGCCAGGGCTTCGGATGGGCGACGACATCGGCCAATGCGCTGCTGATGCACTACACGCGAATTGAGTGCTGATGGCTGGGAAAAGCCCGGGCGATCTCGGCGGCGGCGGCGGGATCAATTATTCGACGCTCGTCCTGCTCCCGGCTTATGAATTTTTCGCGCGCCCGGTCACGTTCTATCCCATCGTGTCGCAGCCGACCGTCGCGTCATATATCGGACGCGGCATCTACGACTCGCGGCTGATCCAGGTCGCGGGGCTCGACGGCTCGTTTCTGGTCGACCAGCAGACCATCCTCGACATCCGCGAAATCGAGTTTGCGGTGCTGCCGCAACAGACCGACCGGCTCACCATCGGGCCGGCCGACGCCGGTCCTGACCTTGGCGAATTCGAAGTCGTCATGGGGTCGAGCAACGGCGGCGGCGAAACGACGCTCATCATCCGCAAGTGGACGCCCTCGCGGCCATGACGGTCACCGATACGCAGAGCTATTCGCAAGTCATCCGCGACGCGATGTTTGCCAAGACGGTGCAGCTCGCGTTTTTCCAGGGCTTCACCGCGCGTCGCAGCAAGCAGCTTCCGGTCGGAACCTATCAATTGCCGTTCCTCGGCGTGTTCATCATCGGCGAGGACATGCTGCCGGACGGCGATGCCAACGCGGGCGAGATCAGATTCACTCACAAGCTTCGGATCGGCTGGCAAGTGATGATCGAGAACAACGATCCGGTCGCCTCCGAGCTGATCCTCGACCAAGCGTTCTGGGCGATCATGAACGGCCTGTGGCGCGACCCCGATCTCATGAACTTCATCCACTCGGATATGCCCGACGACACACGCGTCGAGGCCATCGAGCGCGGCACCCGCTCGCACGAGTGGGGCGCAGGCGGGCTCAATAACGAGACGCCATACGGCGAACTCGAGTACATCGCGACAGTCATCTATCGCGCCGAATACTCCCCGATCATCACCGACGAACTGCTCGACATCCATGTCGAGACGGTGCCGCTCGCCGACGACGGCACGGTGCCCGACGCAAGCGAAGTGCAGCGCATCATCGCCGAGTATGAATTCACGCCGTCCAGAGAAAGGAAATCGTCATGGTGGAAACCACGTTTTCTATCGTCAAACAGGCAATGAACGCCAAGACCGAGCGTCGTCGAGCACTGACCAAGCAGCCCGGCGTTCGCGTCGTGCCTGCAAACGACGACATGCGTCGTCTATTGAGGCATCCGAAGGCTGGCCGCTTCCGCAGCGAAGGCGGCCTCGAATGGCCAAACGACACCTTCACCAAAAAACGCTTGCGCGACGGCGACGTGAAGCTGGAAAGCGAAGCCAAGGCGGAAAGCGCCAAGGCGGAAAGCGCGGCCAAGGCGGAAAGCGAAGCAGCTTCGAAGAAGCCGCACGCGCCGTCGCATTCCTCGCACGCGGCGCCGCATTCCTCGCAGGCGGCGCATCCGCAGCACGCGCCGCAGCAGCACGCGCCGCAGCCGCGCCACAACGCGGAAGACTAGGTCGCCAGCTCTCGCCGCAGATTTGAAAATTTCAAGGAGAGACGAACATGCCTATCAGCTTTGCGAATATCCCGGCCAACATCAAAGTTCCGCTCTATTGGGTCGAAGTTGATCCGAGCCAAGCCGGCCTGCCGTCTATCAATCTGCGCGCGCTGATGGTCGGCATCATGACCAGCGACGGCACCGCTATCGCGGACACGCCGATTCCAATCGGCAGCCAAGCGCAGGCCGATCAGTTTTTCGGCCCCGGCTCTGAGTTGTCGCGTATGTTCCAAGCTTATTATTCCAACAACTTCGCCAACGAAGTATGGGCGTTGCCGGTGGCCGAGCCGGTATCAGCGACCGCGGCGACCGGTGACATCGTGGTGACGACTCCGGCGAGCGAGGCCGGCACCATCCAGCTTTACATCGCCGGCACCAATGTCCCGGTCAATGTCGGGCCGTCCGATACGATTGCCGACATCGCCACGGCAATCGCCGATGCCATCAATACCGCCTACACGGATCAGGGCATTCCGGCGTTGCCGGTGACGGCGGTGGCGGCGACCGGCACGGTGACGCTCACGTCGATCTTCAAAGGCGTCAACGGCAACGAGATCACGGTGTCGCTCAATTACTACGGGGCGCGCGGCTCGCAGATTTTGCCGCCCGGTCTGGCGCTCACCCTGCCGACCGGCGGCCTGTTGGCCACCGGCAGCGGCACGCCGAGTTTCGCCACCGCCATCGCCAATATTCAGACGCAGGATTTCGAATATGTGGCGCTGCCGTACACCGACACGCAAACGCTGTTTGATTGGGATCAGGAATACGGCTTCACCGACAGCGGCCGATGGGGCTGGCAGCGCCAGCAATTCGGTCACGTGTTCTCGGCCAAGCGCGGCACATACAGCGCATTGCTGACCTTCGGCGAAACGCTCAATAGCGGCGTCGAGTCGATCATGGCGTTCGAGCAGACATGCCCGTCGCCGATGTTCGAAATGGCCGCCGCCTATGCCGCCAAGGCGCAGCGCGCGCTCATCAACGATCCGGCCCGGCCGCTGCAAACGCTCGCTCTCAACAACATGAAGGTCTGTCCGATCCCCGACCGGTTTGATTTCGTCGAGTTGAACAGCTTGGCGAGCAACGGCTTGGCGATCCAGGAAGTCGGCAGCGACGATCAGCCGATGATCTTGCGCGAGCAGACGACCTATCAGCTCAATCTGTATGGCCAGCCCGACGACGCCTACGAGCTGGTCACCACGCTGGCGACGCTGGCGAAGCTTTTGCGGAATCAAAAGCACGCCATCACGACGAAATTCCCGCGCCACAAGCTGGCCGACGACGGCACGCGGTTCGGCCCCGGGCAGGCCATCGTGACGCCCGGCATCATCAAGGCCGAGCTGGTCAACGGATATCAGATCGATATGTGGAACGGACTCGTGGAAAATTTGAGCGCGTTCAAGCGCAACCTTTTGGTCGAGCGCGACCCCAATAACCCGAACCGCGTTAACGTTTTATACCCGCCCGACCTTATCAACCAATTGCGCATCTTCGCGGTGCTCGCGCAATTCCGCCTGCAGTACGACCGCGGCATCGACACCCAGATCATTGGCAACGCGCAAGGGCCGTTCAACGCGGCTTCGGGCAATCCATAGAACGCCGCCGATTGTTTGCAACCAAAAGCGATTTCGTCCTTTGCTTTCGCGCTGGCCAAGAAGTCGCTTCACTATAAGTCGTCCAAATCGTTTTCCGATAAGATGATGTTTCGGATGCGATTTTCTGTTTCTGTAAACGTCGTTTCATGGTATAGTTACCGGAGGTAGTAAAATGGCTCAGCGGGTCGCAGGAATTGCATTCTTGACCGTGGATGGCACACAGTTGGCGTTACGCGGAAATTTCACCGTCTCGCCGTCGCCGGTCGAACGCACGATGATCGCAGGTCAGGACGGAGTTCATGGGTTTCAGGAGCTTCCGCGAGTCCGGTACATCGAGGGCGATTTGACCACGATGCCGGGATTCTTCTTGGAAGACCTGATCGCCGAAACCGACGTCACTGTTGTCGCGCAGCTCGCCAACAACATGCAATACATTTTGACCGGCGGGACGTGCAAGGGCGGCTTCGAGAACAACACCCGTGATGGTCAGGTCAGGGTCAGGTGGGAAGGCATAACCTGTCAAGA